GCTGTAGCAGCAGTAGTTGCTCCACCAGACATACCTAGCACACCATTACAAGGGAAGAACCCTTTAAACCCTGTTGAGTTTACTGCGGCAGTAATGCCGTCAACAAATCCGTCTGTATCAGCATCTGTGCCGATATCAACAAGGTTAACAGCATTGGAAGCTGCGCCAGTTACAGCAATCATAACGCCCATTGGAATAAAGTTTGACGGAATACCAATAGATGATTCTTTTCCTGTTGTAGCACCGTTAGCAACTGTTACAGTTGCGGTATAAACAGAAAGAGTCATTTCACTGGTAAGCTCACCAGTTGTGGCGCTTTTAATGACGTTTTTAAACCCGTTTTCTGAACGGACGGGACCGTTAAAAGTAGTGTTAGCCAATTTAATCTCCTGTCGTGGCTAGTGTCAGTCGCACTATACGACTGTCAGGGATGCTTAACTATACAATAAAAAAGGGCGACATGGAAGCCGCCCTTTTAGAACATTTGTTCGTGTTATGCTCCTGGTGAGCCAAACACTGCACGCGGGTCAGAAAATCCGAAGCTGTAACGCTCACGGGCTTTAAACCGCATGTTACCTGAATCAAAGTCAGCTTCCATGCCTGTAGACATTGGGGTACGCTCAAAGTGCTTAAAGCCGTTTGGCGCATCTGTCTTAATGAAAAACGCATCTGGGTCTGTCAAGAAGTGGTTAACAGTGTAACCCTCTGGCAACATACCCATGTTGTTGATTGCGTTTATGTCATTATCGGCTGTGCCTACACGCAGTGTAGACTCAAGCAGACGGTCAGCAACAAACTGAAGCTGTGGTGGAACAATCATTTTTGTGCCACGCAGGGCAATGATCATGTTCCGCTCATCAACGAAAGTTGAGATGTCAATTAAGGCATTCTCAAGTGATGTTTCGTTAAGGTCAGCAGCAGTTGAAGGCTCGTTGCGGAATGTACCACCACCAGCTAGTGGGTGGTCAGTAGCACAAAGCTCCTTACCGTCACCACCAGTAAAGTTACTGTCAAACGCATTGTTAAGCGTTGCAGCAGCCTTTACCTGCTTTGTGTGTGCCATTGAACGTGCCAATGCTCTTGTGTAACGAGCGCCAAGGCGATCGTACAAGTTATCTTCCATTGCTTCTTCAGTCAGCGCGAATGCCAATGAGATTGTCTCATGGGTATAGCGTGCTGTGTATGCTTCTGAAGCGCTGTCGAAAGAAACACCCGCACCCTCAGCTTTGGTCTGAGCGTTACCAAAACCTACGAGCATCACCTCTTCTTCAAACGCACGGTCTGATGATTCAGTGTCGTAGATTTCTGCGTGTTCCGCATCGTAGCGGTCGTATTCCATGCCGAACAAGGCGTTCAGGCCTGGCTCTAGTTCTTTAACTAGTTGCGCTCTTGAAATAGCCATTATCTAGTCTCCTTATGCCAAGCCAGTTGTGCCAGCGGACAGCAAGTGGTTATTGATAACGACCATCACATTTGTATTTGCGCTTGCTACATCGCTGTTCTCTGGGTCTTGCGAAATGTCAATCGCTTTCAGAGGTAGTGTTGCAGTTGTTGCGCCAGTAGTGACATCAAGCTCCATGCGAGAAATGCCTGAGCTAGTATCACCTACAGGTGATTGGTCAACGATGTCGAAATTACCAAACAGGTCAGCCACAGGGAATGTGTCGTCTGCTTGAATTTCGTAAACTACATCTGGTGCATCAATTACGAAAGCTTCAATATCTGAAGCTGCAATTGAGCCAGGGTAGCTGTTTGAGAAAGTTTCCTTCCCAGTTGTGGGGTCTGTGTAACGGCATCCATTGAACACACCAAGAACAAATCCACCATCTCCAGCAGCCATGCGGGCAACAACGCCAGCAGTTAAGGCCTCTACCAGATCACCTTGGAAGATAGCTGTGCTATCACCAGAAGCGATACGATAACGGTTTTGTTGGTTCATGAAAGCAGAGCCGTTCATCATCCGTGCAGGACGTAGACCAAAAGAGGCGTCTTTATTTGCCATCTTGAACTCTCCTTATGAGGTTAGCTTTGGCTCTTTGAGCCAAAAGTTACTTTGCTTGAGCGCTGTGGAGCGAGCTTGGGCATAGCCGCATTAGACTCACGCATCCAATCTCTATCTACAGCATTCATTTGATTTTCTGTGACACTACGGTAATGTGCATCACGTTGCTCCACAATCTCTTCAGGTATTCTGGCTAAAACCAAACCACCTACGCCGATTACGCCAGCGTTTTTTCCTTCGTCAATGACAGGTGCATCGAAATCAGGGTAATCTTCCGCCCGTACAAGCTCCCAACCTTCACGGCGGCGCTTATGGACGTTATTTTTGTCGTCATATTCCATGACAGACTCACGAATCCAGCGGTGTTTGTAACCGACAGGGGCTTCAGGAGCTTCAAGTGTTGATGGTGGACGCCACGCCTCTACTCTCGCTGTTTTTTCACGGGTTTGCGAATCCCGGCTTGCGCGGTCAACCATTATGCACTCCTTGAATCTAGTTTTGCGACTTCTTTTGCGTACCGCTCAAGAGGAATATTCATCTTCTTGGCGAAAGCCACCTGACCTGGTGTTAATTCCACCGTCTTTTTCCGCCCTGATTTAGCAGACCGTCCAGAGGACGCAGGCGCAACTGCTTGGGCGTTTTGCCGTTGCGACTGAAATTTGTGAGGAAATTCTGCACGCATTCTTTTATCAATCTCTGCGTAGTATTCATCAGTGGTTGGGTCAAAACCTTCAACGCCTACAAGCTGTTCATGTATTGCTTTTGCGCCATTAGTCATGACCATGTTTTTGTTGAACCAGCTATCATTTTTTCCCATCCAATCAACCAATTTTGGGTCTAAAGGTTGTTTTTGGGTATTAGGCTGGCTTTGTGGAGCATTTTGTTTTTGAGCCTCTTGCTCTACAGCCACCCGCTGCTCAGTCCTTTGCTGATTTTGCTTTTGAACACGGACTCTTTCTTGCTCGATAGCTAACCGCTGTAACAAAGACACAGCATCTGTTTCTTTGTCTATATCACCAATGTCACGAGCTTCTCTTAAAAGCTTTTTGGCTTGCTCCATTTGAGACTCGACTCGAGCCCCATATTCGTTTGTGTAACCTTGGTCTAGCTGCTGTAAGCGAGCTTTCATTTGCTCATTTTGTTGCTGAACCTGTTGAGCGTACTGATAAGCAGCTTCAGCTTCTTCCATAGCCTGCTTACGTTTAGCGGTTAACTGATTTATACGCTTTTGTACGTTACCACTGTAACTCTCAAGCTCTTCATCAGAAGCTCCATCTGCTTCTGGCTCATCAGAAGACTCGAGCAATTGTTCGGGTTCTTCTTTTATTTCTACTTTTTCTTGAGAATCTTCCACATCAACAGTGATGGTTTCTTCTTCTTTTACTTGCTGCTCTTGATTCATTACATCTTCCATAATGTCCCTCCACTTTTTTATACATACGAGATATCTGCTGGGTCAAGTATAGTGGCGATAATATTATCGTCATTTATGAGACGAACCTCAAGACCTTCCACTTTGAACCTATTTCCAGCATATCTTCCCATAAGAACCCAAGATTTCTCATGCGCCCAAGCGCCAGAAGGGAACTTATCTTGGTCTTTGTATGCATCAGGGCCAACCTTAACGACATACGCTGCAACTGTTGCAAATGCCTCTCTGTCACGAGTAGCATCTGGCACATAAATGCCGCCTTTTGTTTTAGCTGGAGGGTAGTATGGGATTACCAAAAGTCTGTATCCTACAGGGTTTGGTAATCTTTCAAGGGCAGAAACATCCATATTTTCTGGGTTTTCTGTGTTTTTGTTTTCTTCTTGCTCTGGTAGAGCTTTTTCAATCGCTGTTGGGATTTTAGTCTGTGGCGTATCAGACTTCATATTTGCCGCAACCCTTTCAGGCACGAATAATTTTTTAGCCATCTTCAATGACACCTTTCATCGCAGACTTTATTTCTTCTTCACAGTAAGTCAGCCCGCGTATTTGACCCACTACAAATCGGTAGTTTTCCATATCCTCTACCGCACCATTCGCCAACATTGTAGTGTAATCTTCTTTTTGCTGACGTATGTTTTTTAATAAATGTTCTGTTAAGGCAATAACATCCATTACTTTTTCCTAAACTTATCCACGCCCTTGATTCCTAGTGCCGCAGATATTGTAAGGAAAACTAGGTATGTGTACCACTCTGGCAACTCATTCAAACGGTCAAAACCATTTTTCACAATCTGTTCCATGCCTGGAATGAAGACTAGTATCAATGGAATGAGTATAATCACCGTGACTATTTCATCTTTAATTGAGGATTTTGTAGACTCAGCCATAATCAACTCCCACTTACTATCGTGGGTAGCTGCGGTTTTCATTATTTCAGCTTTCGCCTCTGCCTCAGTTTGTGCAAGAGTTGCTTTCGCCTTTTGCTTGGATACTTGCCCCTCAACAAATGAGCCTGCCAACGATGCGATAGGTCCAATAAGCGCTTGAAACACAACACCCTCCCTTTTTCCTTTAATCAAACATTCCTTTTAACCAAGCAACCCAAGCAACTAAACCCGCAACCATAGCCGCTATTAATAACACCACTGAGCCTATTCCAATAGCATCCATTATCTCAGCCCTTCTGCGTCTTGCAAGTTCTTCCCTTACTCTTCTTTCTTTTCTAGCTTCTGCTTGAAACCTTTGCCAATCCTGCCAAAGCCCAGGTCTGCCTGTGTATATCATAATTTGTTTCAATTGTAGTTCTTTTTGTCGAATGGCCTCTAATGCCATAAACTCTTCTAAATCAGAT